GAGACGACTTCAGCCGCTGCGTAGATACTTGGGGCCGCTGCTACGTCCTGGTATTGCAGGAATAAAGATCGGCCAGCAAAGTTGCCGTTAAGGGTTAGGTCGCCGGTCAGGGCCACGTCCCCGGTTTGAGTCGTGTTGCCGGTCAGGGTGACCGCGTCATTAAAGACGACGCCACTATTGAACGTTGCCCCGCCCTCTTGAACCAGCAGCTTGCGCGTGATGACATAGGCGAATCGCTGAGATTGCAGGAATGGCGCAAAAGCTGCCAGGGTCAGGATAACCAGGGCTAACAGGATTACAGTTATCAGTCTACTTTTCACGTTATATACTCCCTTGGGGGGACTCGCCCTAAGCTTTAGGGTAAATCCCCCCTTGATTCTAAACTCAACTATTCTCAGGGCATTGTACGGGCTACTTGCCCGCTTTTTGCCCACTCCTGGCAGATTGCAGCGCCGCTTCGATTCGGTCCAGTTGTTCTTGCATCATCCGGAGTCGTTCTTCCATCGCTTTGGCCAGCGCTGCCAGGTCTTCGGCTGCCTTGAGCTTCTTCAGTTCGGTGCTTTTGATAGTTGCCACATCGCCCCCTAACTTAACGTTGGGTCAGTGTAGCCGCCGCCGGCTGCCACCTCGACCACAAAGCCGTTTAGGCGATTCGCTACACCAAAGCCAAACCGGTGCCGCCAGGTTGAGCCCCTGAATGGGTACTCTTCATCCACGGCCACTAACTGCAAGTCGGTGCCCAGTCCGGTCGCTGCCGGGTCAACCCGCTTCTGCAAGGGTGGCTCAACCCCGGTATGAACCGACAGGATATAGGTAGCTGGCACCCAGTCCCATCGCACGATCCAGGCCCCCGCCCGGTGCCGGCCGATAACCACGCCGGGTAGATTCTGGGGAACTTGAACCGGGGAAGCTGTCTGCGCGCCTTCTGCAATCTGGTTAATGGAAACCGGTTCAAAGTCGGTTAGCGCTGAAACCTCAGCCACCTCTGCCTTGTTGATGAAACTTACGATTTCAGACGAACCAGCGTTCACTCCGAAATGCTCTTCAAGCTCGTCAACAATGGAATTAGCGTTGCCGCCGATTCCTGGCCAGGGGTCGTGGGTGTCATCGATGGCCGTCGCAAGGTAGTTGGTTTCGACATAGTGCTGGTCGTCCGCTTCGGTCAGTGAGCCGATAACCGGAGGATACAGCGTACTATCGGTGTTAGCCAGCCGCCGGATAGTGAGCGAGCCGTGGAGCGGGTCGATAAACGTGGCGTTGGTCCCAAACATCAAAGCTTTGAGAACCTCGTAGCGAACGGTGTTGACGTTCTGCTGGATAACGGTGTTGATGTGGCGCTCAAGTTCTGCCACGGTCATGTAGGCCATATCAACATCGTTGCCAGCAATCTGCGCGCCGTAATCTTCCAAGGGAAACGCACAATCCCACGAGCCGGTCGCCTTGACCGTACCATACCGGCCGTCCGGTCCCCGGCGTTGCAGGTAGCCGTTCCCAGGCAACTTGTAACGCAGAGTGTGCTTATCTGTGTTCTGGGAAACAAACACTGACAGCATCCGGTTTAGCTCTTCGTTTGCCCGGTTAACGTAGGCCGTAGCAGCTTCAAAGATCACCTGCTGGCCAGCCGTTGCATTGAATACATAATCAGCATCGCTGATGTTTAGATGTCCGAATATTCCCGACATTGTTTATCCTCCTTAAGTCGCCAGGGCCTGCGCCCAGATGGTCTGAATACGAATAACCTTAGTGGCGCTCTTATCGGTCAGAGCAACTACCCGGCCCATGAAGACGGTTTCAGTTCCCGCCACGGTGCTTAATCGTCCCACGGTGTCAGACACATACACAATGTCCCCGCAGTTCATCCCGGAAACGGTAAAGCCATAGCACTCACCATCTTCCAGAACGTCGATTGCCTGGCCTGCGCCGCCGCCGTTCAAGGCCACGCCTACAACTTGTTCGAACAGATAGCCGCCGCCGCCCGAAGCGTCAGCCGGGTCAACGGTGCCATCTGTGTCCATAGCCACCGGCTGCCCCTTGGTAATGGTGCTGCCAGCAATGTAGGACTTGACACGTGCCTTTTGCGGATCAACCAGGCCAACTTGGGCCGCCGTTAGTGCAATTTCGTTAGCCATAATAAATATCTCCTGTACTACAAACGAATTTTTGGTATAACTTGTTCTGGTTGCCCCGTTGCCTTTGGGCCGCCTTTTGGCGTACCCAGGCCAGGGCTTACCTTTTGTCCCTTGATAGGCAACCGGCCACTCTCGGCCAGGGCCTTCAGGGACTTTTCGTAACCGGTTACCTTGCCCTCGGTTATCTCAACCGCTGCCAGGTCAACCAGCCGGGCCGCATCTTCGGGATGCTCAAAGCCAAGCTTGACCGCTTCCAAAAGTACCGCCGCCTGTATCCTGTCGTTTTTGCTGGCCGCTTCCAGTTGCTGCCGGGTCACACGTTCGGATTCAAGCTCTTTCTTTAGCCGGTCGGTTTCAGTCAGCGCCGCGTTCTGGCGTTCGGTTTCCTGCGCCTCCAGGGCCTCAAGCTTCTTCCGCCGGGCCGCTGATTCGCTGTTGACGTTCTTCAGCGCCGCCCTCACCGTCTCTAGCTCGGCCAGCGCCTCTTCCAAAGTTTTCGGACTCCCGTCCTGTTCCTGTGTCATCTCGACTCATCTCCTGTATGCCTAATTTATCGATGCGCTCCTGATCCCATCCGGAATCGAGCAGGTAGTTTTTTAATGGTATACCGGCTGAAATAGCCAGCTTTGCAACTTCCCAAAAGACCTTATCTTCTTCCAGTTTTTCTAGCGGATCCAGGGCAAAGACTGGCCGCTCCCCAATGGTATGGTCAAGCTTGCCGCTTGCGTAGCTGTCCAGGTTGATGCCCCGGAACAGCCCACGGAATCCGCCTATGGATAGGGCCATCATATGCGCCCGGACCAGGCCGTCGTCATAGGTAGCACGCCGCTGCTGCGCCTTGGTTTCAATCGGCTGCCTGGCTACTCTTAGCGCCGTCCCTGATAATTCGCCGGTTGCCCGTTCTGCGTCAAACTTCAGTTCCGGGTATTCTCTTTCAATCTCTTTTAACAGTTCCGTGATGTGAAGTACCGCCCCTTCAATGTCCAGATTGGCAACCAGGGCCTGCGCTTTTGCCCCAGGGTCCGATAGGTAAATAGCCGGGTTTTCTTCCCTGGCTGGCTCGGGCTTACGGTCGGTTGGCGTTGTTTCCTGGATTGCCTGGTCAACCAGTTCGTTTGGCCGCACGCCGCTGAAAACCCACTTGGCGTTAACGCTTTTTCTTACCTGGTCACTGAGCAGGCTGGCCAGGTCGTCAACTTCCCTTATCTTGCTCAGCGCCGGATGATACTCACTCCAACCCCAACCGAGTCCCACGTTGGAATGTTGGATATGGACAACGGGAACAAAACCATACGGTTCAACCCAGGCCGATGTCACGCCGTTCCAGGGGTAAGGCGCGTTGTTTAGGAACGTCTCATACACAACGTTCTGGCCGTCCCTGCTGGCCTGTTCCCGGTATTCCACTGGCCGCCCGGTTTCGGGGTGCATGCGCTGCTCCCGGATGACGTAGGCTTTTATGTTACCCCACGGATCGGACTCGACGCTGTCCACGGTGCCGGGGTCCAACAGGTCAAGATAAACCTTGTCAACGTTGTCCACTACCCGAATAAACAAATCGCCCTTAATCGTGCCTTGCAGCGCTGCCTGGTCTTTCAAAATGTTCCAGTTCGACCACTTCCAGACTTGAGCAATGGCCGGCCTGATTCGTTCGTTTTCCGTGATAACCGGTAGACAGCCATCCGCGCCCGCTTCCGGGTCTAACGTACCGCCCCATAAATGGGCCTGCCAGAAGCTGCCCAGTCGCTGCGCCGGGTTGTAAAGGTTCCGGGTGTACTTATATAGCCCGTATCCCTTTTTATAGCCCCTGGCCCACGTGTGCAGGTCCCGATAGGCCGTGTTTTCGAACAGGGCGAACATTAGCTGGTAACGTAGCCGCCTGGCATCAAAACCTGTAAAGTCATCGGTTCCGCCGCTGTCGGTGGTAATGTAACCTTCACGAAAAGCTTTAACTGCTAACATTAGCCGTCCCCATAGGTTCATATCATCCCCGGTAATCTGCCATCGGATTCACGCCAACCGCCGCGCCGCCTGTCGCATAACCGGCCGTCCTGGCGCATAAGGCCAGGCTGTAGGCGTCTGCCAGGTCGTCTAGTTCGCCTTCCGGTGCCCGTAGCGTGCTGCCTTCGATGCTGGCGAGCTGCGTTCGAACGTCGAAACTATGCAGCAGGGTGTCACGTTGCCTGAAAGCGTCTGCGCAAGTGTCATACAGTAGCGCTTTGCCTTTAGTCGACGACATCCATCCGGGGTTGCCGTCGTGGCCTGCCAGGATAGCCAGCCGGCTGTTATCCTGTAGCCACAAAATGACGCCGTGGCCATGGTTGTTGCGTTCTGGCAAAACGCCGGCGTTGTTGTAGTAAGTCCCTACGGTGTCGGCGTGCGCTGCCAGTACGCTGGGCTGAAACTTGCCGCGTAACTTGGCTACTTCTTCCCCACTCATGCTATCCAGGACAACCAGCGCCGAGTCATCACTGGTCGGATTCCCTTCGGCCGGGTCAGCGCCTATCACGTACTGACCATCGGGCCGTGGGGCCTTGTAGATAACCAGGCCAGGGATTGCCGGTGCATACCCAGGTACGACGCCTTCAGCTTCCTGGTAACACTGGCTCAGCCATTCCGGTGCGATTCGTTTATCTAAGCTTCTGGCGTCCAGCGCTTCCGTATCAGTCGCCGGGTACTGTTCGTGCAAGTCATCCAGACTCCCGGTCCTGGCCAGGCTGTCATTCCGCTGCGCTTCGTACCACGCCGCATCACGTCCGGGCCTGGCGTACCAGGGTAAGAATATGGCCAGGTAGCTATTGAGCCGGGCTTTTGCCGCCCGGTAGATATTTTTGAATTCGCTTTGTGGCTTCGACTTATCAGAACGACTCAGCAGGACCAGCCGCCCGCCGCCGTCAATTGTAGGCTTGACACTGTTCAACAGCCGCCCCAGGTCGGGCACCAGATCGGCTTCGTCCACGATAGCCAGGGTTGCCGTATACGAGTCGCCCGCCGTCGTCGGAAAACATCGCGCAACAGAGCCGTTAGACAGCATAAATTCGTGGTCGTTGTCGATCAAGATTCGCCTTGCCTGCATCCATACCGGTAATCGCTTATACATCTCTTTTAACCGGTCCCTCAGTAGATATACCGCTTCGTCGTCTCTTTTGCTGAAAATTAGAACGGTTGCGCTTGGGTAAAAAAGCATGAGCCAAAGGGCAAGGAACAGAACAAGCCAGGTCATACCTAACTGCCTGGCCTTGAGAATGATTACCAGGAGACTCGAAACTAGAGCGCCTGCTACGGGTAACTGTGATGGCCAAAGGCGGAATCGCACCCAGTCGCTTATGGTTGCGTCGTAAATGTAGCCGTAAGTATCCACGAAATAGGCAAAGCTTTTTTGGCATTTTAGCCACTCGATTCGCCGGTCTGATTCTGCCATTCATTCAACTCTGCCGCTGCTTGCGCTAATTCGTCCGCTGTGAACGGTTCGGCTTGCCGCGTTGTCAAGTCTATCTCTTGCCGCGCCGGGCCGTCAATATGAGTAAATATCCACCGGGCCAGCGCCGTCCAGTCGTCAAACGTTGCCACCAGGGTACCGCCGCCGTTCGGGAACGTTACCTTGCCAGTCGTTACCGCCTGCGTTATCAAGTCAGCCAGTATCCGCTTTCTGGCTAACTTTTTGTCACCGTCTACATGCTCAGTAACAGCTAACGAACGTTGCAGAATCTGAGTCAACGCCCGGTCCTTGCTCGGCCGGCCTTTTACATTGCGCCGTTCGTCAAATCCCTTTTTGAATCCTGGCATCACGTTCCCGCGCTTCCCGGCGTGCATTGCGCCGCGCATACCTTGGCCGCGATTGGTGGATCGTTACAAAATTGCTGCGTAACACCGGAGACCGTTCGGGAATCGGGGTGCGTAGGCCAGCTACTAGCTGCTTGAGTACATAAAGGTGTTCCCGACATTCCCCCCGCCAAGTCTCAGAATCGCCGTTGTCAACCTCATCCCGGAATATGAAAATCGCCGTCATTAACGCCGCCCGAATCTGTTCATCCGTCATCTTGCTGTCCAGTTTTACTGTGTTCGCAACTTTCAAAAAGTTCTGAAACCTATCTTGATTCTACCATATTTAGGGGGAGCGCTGTCAAGGGGTACAGGGAAACTGGTTCAAATCCGATAGCTAGCTGGCTACACGTAACGTTTGTACATGTTCCGGCCGTTCCGACCTTACATGGGAGAAAGATGCGATAATTACACGCAGGTAGCTCCAGCTATATGTCTTACCCCTATGATTTAATCGCCCGAGAAAAAAGGCGGAACAGTCGGAACAAAACGCCAGTATGTGTATTTATAGCGATTTTCTCCATGTAAAGGTCGGAACGGTCGGAACAGGTCGGAACATGTACAATTATTCTAGTGGAATAAAAAACGCCCCGGATCCCCCAGGGCGTTAAAATTGCGGAAAAAGTGAATATCGTTCTCCTGAAACTCTAAGCACATTTTCTGCAAAAATTAACTGAATCGTTCGCGCAGAACTGTACAGTTATTTTCCGCAAAAACTAATGTTTCAGCCAGACCCCTTGATAGCCAGCCGATGGCGCGTTGCCCAGCCTGCGCTTGCGCTTCACGATTCCCAGCGCCCGCAGGCTGCTGGCCAGTTCCATCAGGTTCGACTGTGGCTTGCCGGCCATGCCCCGGTCGGTCAGGGTCTGCAAGATATCGGCCGATGACATCCACTCTTCGAATCGCGGGTTGTCCGGGTCGGTCGTAAAGTCGAATATCTTCAGGAACATTCCAGCTACATAGGAATCAACCTTGTACCGTTCATTGATTTCGACTTGGGTCTGGGCTTCATCCCTGGTCAAGCGCCAGTCGTAACCGTCTTTGTACAGGTGATATGCTTCGGCCCATATCTGATTTGGATCGATTTTAGAATAGCTCCAGTCGATATCGGTAATCTCGCAAACTAGAAAGCGCCGGCTGCCGGTCGGATCGTTGAGCAGGCCTGATTCGTTATTGAACGTGCCGATAAGGCTGGCCATGGCCGGCTTGGTAATCGAGTGCCGCCCGTAGGGAGTCCGTACTGTTATCTGCTGCCGGGTGATAAAATGCTTCAGCGCTTCCCTGTCGGCCTTGCGTGTCGTTGCGCCCAGCTCCCCAACTTCCCATACGAATTTAGACATCAGGTTAATCATCGAGTCCTTGTCATCCGGGTTAATCGGTTCCGATAGAAAGTAATCAATGCCTAACACGCCGCCCAGCCAGGCCGCAAAGTGGCTTTTGCCGATACCTTGCGGGCCGTCCAGGACTAGCATCGGATTCTGTGAGCCAGTAAACACACGCGCAACCGCGCCGACAAGCCACTTGGTTAACCAGCGCCCGAACATATGATCGGCGTCAGTAAAAAACGCCGCCAGTTCGACAATGTGCGGATAACCGTCCCACTCCAGGCCCTCCAGGTACTGCTGGACAGGGTGATAACGATTAGCACGTGCGTTCGTAACATAGGCGTCTTCAATCGCCCGGATATCGCGTCTGAAACCCATATCGCGCATGCGGGTGCGAATCTCAGCTCGCAGGTCATCCGTGATAGGCTTGCCGTTCACTTCGATAAAATCGTTACAGTCGTTGATTCGGAACGTGTAGCCCAGGGTGCCCAGCGCTTCCAGGTAATCAGCCGATGTCCGGGGTTTCCGGGCTTCCCTGGTCGTCCGCTGGCTGGCTGCCTTGTCTGTTACTGTCGTAACATTATGGCCGTTCCGGTTGCCGTTGCCGTTGAACTTAATCCCCAGCAGGTCAACGGCTGCGTGCCAGGCCTGGCTCTTATCGCCGGCGTGTTCCAGGATTGCGTACAGATCGAACGCGTCATGGGGCAATCCATCGGCCAGCACGTCGCTGCCTTGGTGGCTGTAAACCTTGCCGTCATCCTTAAAGTAGACAACGCCCGGAATCCCGGTGCTAGAATTAGGTGCAAGCCACTTGCTCCCCTTTTTCGTGTAATGATTGCGCTCTAAAATTTTAGGGCAATCGTAGCGCTTGTTGAATTCCTGGCTGACTATGTCCGGGTCAAAGTCGTCATCTGATTCCGTCTTTGCCTTTACCGGTTCCGCCGGCCTTGCCCACGGGCATGCCGCTTTCATTTTCGCTTCCAGGTCTGCCCAGTTCTGCCAGAGCAACAAAAGCTCCTTGGGCAGCTCGGGAATGGATTCCCGGTCAGGTGGTATTTTTTCGTCTACCCAGGTATACGGTGTTTTGGTATCCGGGTGAACAGAGCTCGGTAGCACGTCCTGGTAACCTTTTCCGTGGCCGCCGCGCAATTCGAACACTGTAACCAGCGCCGGCTGGCCGTTAGCCAACAGCTTGCCGCCGGGGTCAGGCCATCTCAATTGTTTCGTTTCCAGGTTGAATCCGTCCGGGACTCTAAACAACATCTTGGCTGGCTTGGCCGGGTTGCCGATGATTTTATACGGCGTGCTGGCCTGCAACGCTTCCAGGTTCACGCCAACCGCTGCCAGGGCCTTGCCGGCGTCCTGGTGGTCGCTGTCCAGGGTTGCCGTTCCCGATGGGCCATGGATCAGTCCGATGTTCTCGCCAGCCGGAATCTGTGTAACTGGCCGCGTTTGCCAGCTTGTCAGGTACGGCCTTTTGCCGCGTACTGGCGTTAACTTAAAACCCAGGTTTTGGACATAGTGTCTGATCAAATCATCACGCTTCATTTTCGTTCTCCTGTAGCCAGGCCAGCCAGTCGGCTTGCCCGTTGCCGTTCATTCTGTGATGCCGGTATTCTGCTAACTGCTGCCAGTAACCGCGCTTGCTATAGTATAGCGTGCCATCAACTGGCGCTTCCTTTGGTTCCGGTAGTGGAAAGTCTTCTTCCGGGTCGATATCCGTGTTCTCCAGGTCGGCCGTCACGTTGCCGTAAAGTTCTTCTCCCTGGTCGTTGATGTCATCTAGCCGTTCCCGGAAGGTTTCGATACGTTCCTGAAAAGGCTTAATCAGTTCGTTAAACTCTTTTCGCAGTTCTTCCCACTCATCATCCAGGTTGCCATAGTCGGTATCGAGCTGGTCTATTTCGCCCTTATACCTGTCCTTGATTTCCTCTTCCCGGCTGTCCAGGGCCTCTTTCAGTTCTTTGCGCTTGTCCTTTGCCTGGTCGGTTAACGTCGGGTCGTAGTATTTTAGAATCGCCGCCTCTATAATCTTTTGCGCCGCTTCGATTCTGTCTTCCCGGGCAAACATTGCGTTAAGTTCAACCGCGCCGCCGTATTCCGCCTCCCACTCGGCTTTTCTGGCATCGCTATCTTTAACCGGTGCTGGTGGCAGATTGTACTGTTTTACTTGCTCGGCCGTCAGCATGATCGGTTCCAGGGTGATATCCAGGTCTTCAAAACCGCTGGTCAAAACAAAGTGCTCCAGCTTGCGACTAACCGCGATTGGCATATTGAATCCGCTAGGGTCAAAGTCGCTGATGTAAAGTAGCCGGGCCGGCTTGCCAGCCGCCCGCACACGCTTGCAAAACCGGTGCGTTGTCGTGATCGACATATCGCCCACGCCGGGCACAAAATTAACCTTGTACTTTTCGCAAAGTGGCAAGATTACATCTTCCCCCTCGGACTTCTCCACCCAAATTTCAATGTGATAACGCTGCTGGATTCCTAGATAACCTGTGATGTCGAAACGGGGTAATCTGGGCAGGCCGTCCAGGTAGGATAGGCGCGGTAGGCCAGGCAAGTCATATGCCCGCCACTCGCCCTCTACGTCGTAACCTGGAGTCGGGTCGGGGTCGAAGTAGCCATTATTGGCGTAAAGCTTGAAACTGGCCTCTTTGGCCCGGTTGTCCACAAAAGCAGTAACGGGCACCAGGTCGAGATATCTGGCGTACTTGGCCGCGTTCGTTAGCCACTCCCAGCATCTATCATAGTTTTTGTAGTGTGTAAAAGTTAATAGCGTGCCATCAACTTTTGTCGATAGTTCTGTGGGTAATTTCCGGTCAGATTCTGGCAGGTCTAGAATCCGGTAGTGAACACGCCGCAAGTGAATCCCGCCGCCGCCGCCCGTTTTCCGGTACATGTCTGCGAACCATTCCGCATCACGCCGCTGGCTTGGCGAGCCCACGTAAAACGGATCGTTGCCTTGAGCCAGGGCTATCATCTCGCTGACTCGAACGTCAAGCCCTTGCTTTCTCAGCTTGGCCGCCGTATCCTTCAACACCTGAAAATCAAGCTTGACGGTCATTGTAACCGCCCCCTCCGCTGGCTCAGGGATTGCCAGATCGCCCGGTGAGCAGCATACCGGGCCGGGTCATCGGCCATGTGTTGTTTTGCTTGTAGAATTAAAAACTGCCAGGGGTCTTGACAAACGGGGTTGTTTGCATTATACTGAGATTGTACGTTTGTAAAGCTTGTGCCGTTTGCCGTTGCCCCAGTAGCCGCTGGGGCTTCGCGCTTTTTAAGAGACATTGTAAACATCCTTTCAGCTATTTAGTTTGATAGTACCGCGTGACTCTATTATACCGCATGTCCCCTATCCCGAGTCAATACCCCTGGCCCACGAAAATAACCAGCGTCCTGCCCCGCTGGTTGAATTGCCTGGTGGGGACCGTGGACAGGCAGGCAATCGCTAACAAATTTTGGATCCCGATTCTAGAACAAATTTACTGCTAAAAATACCCCTTGTTTTGCTGCTACGTGCTTCGGGCCGCAACCGGGCTTTTGTTCGAAATCAGATTCCGATTCCCTCCCCCCTTCCCTCTCCTTCTGAGCCAACCGGGAAACCGTGGTGTGCTGTTCTACATACTAGCCCAGTTCGCCCAGTTCGCCCGGTACACCCCAGTTCGCCCGGTTCGCCCGGTTACGTTACACGAAATTGCGACTCATACTTCAGATACCAGATAGCCTCCCTGGGGAACAGGACCAGCCGGCCGGAAGCGCCGCCGCTGGCGTGCCGTCCCTCGACGATACCAGTTTCAACCAACAGCCGCATGTAGGCATCGTACTTGCCGCGCCATAGTGGGGGACGTCGTTTCTCTGTCCAGTAGCGCCGGCTGAATTGATGCTTGTTTCGCTTCCAGGCTGTATCCAAAAAAGCCCGCAGTTCTGATTCCCTAACAGAGACAACCGACTCCCCTGCTGGAACTTTCCAGACAGCAGGCCGGTATTCTGGCGTTTCTTCCTCTGCTGGCATTTTTTCGCCAAAAATGCTGGCCATTGTGCTGGCCAAGATCGTGCCCCTCGGCTGGCCGCCGGCTGTGATCGGAATCGCCCGCCGCCCCGGTCCATCGCCCTCCTGGAATCCCCATATCTGGCCGGCTGTCACGTCTACCTGGTGCTTGAGCCGGCCTGCCAGGGCAATGGACACAGGTATACCCGCCGCTGACCAGACAGCCAGGGGGATGTTGTAATACCACCCAGCCGAAAAGTCCAGGTTCGAAACGTTGTCTATCAACAGAAGCGTTGTCTCGGCCGTAATGGCCGATATGCCCGCGTAGGCAACTGCGTTTTTTATTAGTTGTCCCAGTTCCAGCTTCTGCTTTCCCATCGTCTACCCCTTGCCGTTCGCGCTGGCCTTTATGTCTCTGTCAATTGTCTTGACGCTTACCTGTAATGTCTGAGCAATGTCTTTGGGCTTCTGGCCGGCCTGTAGCAGTTCCATTACCTTGTCCCGGCGTTCTGTCTGCCTTGTCCGCTTGGCTTCGTTTGCCTTGTCTAGTTGTTCCGGGTCACCAGGGACAAATGCCGGGGTTTTAGACATTTGTCTACCCATTGCCTTAACCGCCGTGGTGACATCCGTACCTAGAATCTCAGCCAGGGCCAGGACGATCAGACTTATGAGTCCAGTTGCAGACACGCCTATAGCCGCCTGCAACCAGTCCAGACTTCCAACCGTGTCCAGTGTCAATTGCTGGTCGTATCGAATATGGTAACCCTCCGCAATATTTGCCATGGCCGATATGGTGACCACGGCAACCAGGACAAAAAAGAAAAAACCTTGTCCCTGGTTTGTCTTGCGTAGCTGTCCGATTCTGATACTCAATGCGACAATAGACATCTCCACGCCGAACGCTGCGACATAACCGAACGGCGCCCATTGCGCGTAGCTGGCTAACAATGCCCCGGTATGGCTCAACGTGTAGGCCAACAGCGCAACCAGGGACACAACGCCCGCGCTTAACTGGATTAACTGAGTCCTATCTTTCATATCCCCCCGTCGCTTCTTTCCAGAGTAGCCCCAGCACATAGCCGGTTCCCTGGACAACGTCAACCAGCCATCGGGAAACGGCAACCAGCGCCCGGTTGTCCAGGTGCGCCTGGCCGGCTACGTAGCCCATTTTGTAATATGTCTGGCAGTAGTGTTGCAACTCTTCAAGCGTGTAGAGCGCTGGGGATTGCGCGCCGCCGTTGCGTGAATCGGTGTTCTGTAGTAAACTAAAATTAGTAGCCATCGGTTAACCTCCTGTGGCTGCTCGGGCCAGAGTCCGCTTGACCGGGCCTGGCCCACTTAATCACTTTTTGTCTTTTCTTTCATCAAGCCAGCGCCGGGCCTCGGGGTCCTGGATAAACCAGGTGTTAGCCAGCTTGTTTGCCTTGATGACTCCCTGCTCGATTAAACGACGAACGTAAGACGGATCAACGCCCGCCGCGTCTGCCAGTTGCTTTGTAGTCCAGAGTTTTACCATTTATCCTCGCGTTATAGCTACAATCGATATGCTGATTCTATCACGTTATCGCTACAATGTCAATATAAAAAAGTCCCAATATCTTGGGACTCCTTTACTACGCTAAAAATCACAATTTGCGAATCGTGCTGATCCTGTCCAGCTTTACTTTACAGTTCGATATCCAGTACCGCCCCGGTGCTGGCAACCTCATTATTGCATATGGCTGGATGATTGGCCGTCAAACCGGCTGCTACGTTGGCAATAAACCAGACGCCGTTAGGGACTGATACGGCGTTAGTAATTGAGGTAATTGCCGCTGCTGTTCCGTTGCAGTAGACATTCTCAAACCCGCTAACAGCCGGGTTGGTCCTCATTGGAACAGGAGTAGGCACGAACATTCTGGCCGATGTCGTAGCCAGGGCCATGCCATAGGCCAGGCCGTAACGGGTAGCGCCGCCCGTCCCTGTTTTCCAGTAGTATCTCAAGCAGCGCCCATACTCCACGCCAATGTCAAAAGGCACAATGCTTCGTGGGCTGCTCCCAAGGACCACATCCACGCCGGTGACCCTGAATGGAGTTACACCGGTATTGACCCCGTTAACCTGGCTTGAAGTGGCAAAAAAGCTGCCAGTTTGCCAGGCATCGGCTGTAGTTTGGTACGTGCTGCCGGCCGCCAGGGTAAAGTGTAGTTGCACACCCACGCCGTTGGTAAAGTTCCACGTTCCACTCGTGTTGTCATTGGCAGGAAACGTAACCGACTTAAACACCCACGTCTGAACCTCCAGCGCCCCAATAGTGTACTCGGCCACGCAACTTCTGTCCGCGCCGCTGTTCCGCAAGGCTACACAATAAGTCCCTGCAACATCACTCCATACCCAAAAGCCAACCGTAATTGGCTGTCCATCTAGTTTGAGCCAGTTATAACCTTCGATTTTATGGGTTAAGACACAGTAGTCTCCGGCTGCTATGGCAGTATCTGGCGTTGTCAAAGCCAGTTGCAAAGAATAGTTAAACTTTCGGGTTGCGCCGTTGGCCGTGATTTGTGGATAATCGGTTGATTGGCTCAAAGTGTGAACCATTGCCCCTGATTTCTGGTATAGCCACCTGTCAGGGCCGTAAGTTCCATCGGCAATAGTGGCAAAACTTGTGCCCCTTTGCCAGATGTCCATGCCGCCGTTGATGATCGGGCTGTAGACATCTGTCAGAAATACTGGCGGCGCGCCTATGGCCGTTTCAACGGCCACTACGGCGTCTTGTAAATCGTTGACGTGGCTGGCAAGCACACTGTCAACGCCGTCTACCTTCGTTGTAAAGCTGTCTATCGCATCTGGGTATGAGCTGCTCACGGCCCACCTCCTAAAAGGTTTCCTAATGAAATGTCAGACATCAAAAAAGCGCCATTTGCTCCGGCGCTAACAAAGCTGCCATCTCTCACGAATTTTATCTCTGACAGATGCTCTCCGGCCCACTCACTCAGGTCAATCAAGTCATCAGACCATAAGGTAGCCGAGGCGGTTGCGATAAATGGCGCCCACTTGGTTAAGATAACTCCACTCTCTGTAGTAGACAGCTCCAGGTAAACCGCGTGTGAGTTAGCCGGATCGCCGCCTGTCAGGAGATATTTATAAAAATAGTGTAACACTGCGCCAGTCGAAATGAGATAAGACAGGCCGGTTGTGTTCAGAGTGCGGGTGGTCGCATCGCCCAGGAAAACCTGGACGTGACCGGCGGTATACCCCCCAGTTCCCTGATAGCTCCATTGGCTATTTGTACACCATTCCATTTTTCCTTCTGCCGCCGGTCCAGAACAATTGGCTTCGGCAGATGTGGCAAAGGTGTTAAGTAAGTCCGCGCGAACAATGTACGGCGCATCGATGGCAAAATAGGGCTCAAGTTTCAGGGTCGTCAGCACGTGCTGTCCGGTTTCGTCCAGCCACTCGTGCATGATCTTGCCAATGCGGTAAACTCTATCGATCCCCAGCTTCCCAGAGATAAAATTGACCGCGTCAACATACAGGTCAAGAGCAAACTGGATATCTGGCCTGGTCTGAATTTTAATAACCGGCAATGGCTGCGGGTCTTTCAGCTTTGATAGTAAAAACGCGGTGATAGTTTGGGCATAGTCGATATGCTGTACCCATGGCGTATCTATTTTTAGAACCCGGCTGCCATAAATCCCCTGACTGGTCGCGTCCTCGTCGCTAATGGCCGTTGTTTGGGGCGTGTAGTAGAAACCGCCCTTAACCTGTAGGTTTGTAAGGTAGCCGCCTGAGCCAGAATTGTTAAAAACCAGGACCGTAGCCCCGTCCCCGAAATTACCCAGGCCACCTTTGAACGTGGCGTAAAAGCCAGAACTTAAATCAGTACCCGACCCGTCCGCATTGGCGTAGGCGTTTATGACAAAGGAAAGAGCCAAAAGCTTGGGAACAACGCTACTCGCATTATACGTAGCACTCGAAAACCTTGCTTCCAGGGCAACCGAACTGCCATCCTCTACAAAGATAGCCGCGTTGTTTGTTCCGCCAATTTGCCAATTTTCGTGTAAAGCACTCTCGATAGTGTTAATCTGGTTTAGGTCTACTGTTACTTCGTTTCGAACGATTTCCCACGGTTGCGGCGTGGTGATATCCCTCAATACCTCATCTTCGTAAATCTCTACAAGATTGTCGTATGTAAAGTGGCTGGATAAAAACCGGGCCTGTCCATTCCTGGCGTGTAGGAACGTACCTAGCTCGGCTTCTTCCAGTTCCCGCATAGCTTGCAAGGCGTCTTTGTCCCAAAACCAACCGTATTCAAGCCAGCCGTAAAAATCCTCTGTATAGCCAGGAGTCCCCCAACCTAAATAATCCGTAAGAGCGTTGTAAGTTCTGGGCCACTCGTCATCAGGCCAATTAGCGCCTTCTGTCGACAATATCCTGTCAGCCCACCATCCGTAGGTCCGTATGTAGGAACTGCCGCCAGCTTCGTCCGGGGGGGAGTTATTAATCTTGTAGCTGAGTTTAATGTTCCTGCCTTCAAGCCAGCGCTGGCCGTCAACAACGTCTATCTTAACCAGCGCCCGGTTACCACTTTGGAATGGCTGGATATCCTCGATTTTGCCGCGTATCAATTCGTGATACGTGTCGCTGGCTACATCCCTTACACCGATTCTGGCGAATCTGCCGGGCAAAATCTGCTGGTATAGTGGGCTGCTGGCATTGAACGGGTTATATCGCCCATCGTCGTTATCTAAGAAGATCGTAGCCGTCCCTGCTGCGTAGCGCTCAAAACCGTTGCCGGTCCTATTCAAGTAGTTATCCCGCCCGCGTTCGATTCGAACGTCTACAACTCGACCAGCTTCGTTTGAGCCGTCAAAAACGCCGTCCCCGTCCCAGTCCACTTGAATAGCCCAAAGTAGGTTCTCAACCGTCTTGATTGAACCATCGCCGTAAAAATCTTCGCTGTACTGGAAAGAGTTATAAAGAGCCATTAGCTTCTTACGTACTCCGCAACCAGTTTTCTTACCTCAGCCCGGATCATGGGGCCTAAGATCGTTTGCACGTGCATCTGTGTTTCGGTCGTCACTATGGGCTGGTAGGTCACATTGATATTAATAGGCGTGCCCCAAAGTGGGTTATTGACCGGTGCCGGCGTGAACATAGGGGGCAAGCTTGGTGTGATGCTGGTCACAGGGGGAGTCAGGCCTTCTGCTGCGGGTGGTCTGAAATCAACTCTTTTTCCGCCCATCCGGTCAAGACTTTCGGAAACCTGGTCAACCGCGCCCGCGACTCCTAGCATCGCTATTTCAAACTGGCTTGGGCTGCCTGGCCGTAACCAGGACGGAATCGAGCTAACCGCCCGCCTGGCCGCGCTTGCCATTGAATGAAAGCTTGATACGACTCGGCTGATTGCTCCGCTTATGCCCGAAAAAGCCCGGTTCCAGCCATCTATCCCGCTTCTGACAAAGTTTGCTACGCCGTCCCATACTCGCCTTAGATTCTCCATTTGAACGGCCGCGCCTTGTAGCATAATCGCTGTTAGCTGTAGAGCGATAACGGCCGCGTCAAGACCGGCCTTAAACAAAGCCAGCACAACCTTACCGGCCGTCATCTTATCTGTGTTGATGCCAAAAGCTTTGGCTATCCTGGTTAGAGCGTCGTTTATCATGATCATCGCCGGGCCTACGGTGCTTTGCAACCGGCCGGCCCACTCCTGGAAGATCGTGACCGCTGCTGGCATAATCTCTCTAATCCAGGTGGTAAAAGATTCTAACATCGGGGTGACAATGGGCATTAACTGGCCGGCCATCGTTGTCGCCGCTTCCCCTAATTCTGCCTTTAGCGCCCGAGTCTGGTTTGCCCAACTACCCGCCGTCCTGGCCGCGTCCCCTTGCGCGTCCTTGGTGGCGTTCATAATAATGGCGAGCCGGGCCTGGACTTTCTCTTGTTCGGTCGCTGCCTGTACACCGCCCTCAATGCCCATCTTTAGAAGCTGTTGTTTCAGGGTCGATTCGGTGATAGCCACGCCCAGGGCATCCAGGGCATCATGGTTGCCAATAAGCCCGGAAGTGAATCTACTCATAACCTCAGAATCGGCTACGTTCTTAAAGCTGCCTACGTCAACCGATAGCTTGGCCATCGACGTGCTGACTTCCGCCGCTTCTTCTCGGGTAAAGCCCATTGACACCATAATGTCCTGTAGGCCAGAGGACATATCCATTAATTCAAACGTGTTTCGCCCGACCGCGTTTCCAAATTCGTCAAGCGTGTTTCTGGCCTGTTGAGCAGAAGCGCCAAAGACAACATTGAACTTGGATTCCATCTCTTCTGCGTCTGAGCCCAGGTTAATCAGGTAACCGCCCGCTGCCACCGTTGCGCCGCCCAGCAGGGCCAGGCCGCCCGCTGCCACTTTGGCCACGCCGCCAATGCCGCCAAACTTGCCCACGATGTTTTGCAGGCCGGTCTGCGCGTTGCCGGTCTGGTCTATTTGAATCTGTAACCGCCTGGTCGTCATAGGTCTATACCTTGCTTGTTACGTTGATACTCAAATTCTTTCAGCCGGGTCACCCACTCTAAAGGGCCGTCTTCCAGCTCCCACGGAAACCGGTTATACCGCCTGGCCAGCAGTAGATCGTCAAGCCAGTAGGGTGCATCCGGTAACGTTTCCTTCTGGCTTTTGACCGCGTCCAACCATAGAGTCAGCTCCCGGCGTTCGGTTTTGGGACTTCTTGCCCGGTGCCCATCTTGCTATTGAATTCGCCCATCAATTCGTTGTACTGCTCCAGGGCCAGGTCACCCATAGAATCCGGATCTACTTTTAGCGCCTGGTCGGTTTCCTGGTCGGTAAAGTCCCACGACTCAACCAGGCCGATGACAAAGGTCAATACCTGGTCGTCGGTCGTCTCCGGGTCTGCTGAGAGCCGGCGTGCTTCCTGGTAATGTTTGTACTTCAGTACCTTGAACTTAATCACGGTGCCCCCTTACAGAGCTGCTAAACTGGTATAGGTAACAATCTGTGCGGTGTTGCCGCTAGAGTCCTTTTCTCCTTGATAAATAAGCTTGATCGTGCTGTTGCCGTCCCTATCATCCAATTCGTTGACTTCCTTCAAGAAATACATCCCGCCGATTTGAGCCGAATAGTCCACGCCCGCGCCGCCGGCGTTCGCTGACAGCGCCTTGATTCGGACAGCAGATTGCCCGGTCGTAAAAAGCTTGTCCTTTTCAGATTCAATCTTGACTCGGCCCATCTCGGCGATGATTTCCAGGGTTGTCTTCCATCGGTCGTTGCCCCGGCCGCTTGGATACAGGCTGCCCGCAAACATCTTGTTGTGTTGCAGATTTTCCAGCTTCCAAGTGAACGAAATCAGGGTTGCCGGTACAGTAGTAACGCCCAGGTTAGCCCAGGCATCATCGATGCTCAGGGTAGTATCGGCCATGCGGATCGGGGTAGCGCTGCCCAGCGCCGGGTAGGCTGTGGGGGCTGCCGGGAACGAAACCGCGCCGCCGGTTACCTCGGGCTTTACCATCCAGGTTTTGCCAGCTTCGCCTGAGATTTCCAGAGCTGTGGCAAAAACATCTTCAGCTCGAACGTGATGATCGACGCCATCGGTATATTCCATGCTGAAGGTTGCGAAATCGTCTGGCGTGCCATCGGGTAACGTGTGAGTCCAGATATACGGATCGCTGCCTGCAACTTCCCCTTCCCCCATCGCCATGGCGACCGGAATCGGGAACTGTTCATAGATTCCGTCCACTTCCAGGTTGCCTTCGGCGTGTGCGCTGCCGATATAGTGCCGCGCCGGTGCAAAAGAGCCGACATCCTCCTCTGGCGTCTGCTTGTCGACGACAGCTTTTAGGCTGGCAACTGCTCTCAGCGCCACGTCAACAGTAACCCCAGTTCCTGGCGGGTCTTCACGTCCAACAAAAACTCTACGTTGTGCTTTACTCGACATTGTTTACTCTCCTGTAACTTTAACTAATAGCGCATGCCGTTCTAGCCGGTACGGAGTCCCTGCCAGTTCGGCAAAAAAACAGTCTGAATCGTCACTCAGTTCCAGGTGACTCCAGGTGTCATCCCCCACGTTTGCCCGGATAACCGTTGCTATGACATCGTGCAGGGTGTCCAGATCGTCTTCGACATTCCCCGCGCCTACACGCTTTATTAGGACGTCTAGATTGAACAGGTAAAAGTTATTTTGCAAGTCGGCCGATATGATATCGAGACGCGATGCCTTGCTATAGATTGCCAGTACCTTAGTTGCGCCCATCAAGTCCAGGGGTGCATAATCGTATACCTGGGTAAATCCCTGACCGGCAAAGATTGCCGCCAGTCGTTCCCGTACTTCCCTGCGTGTTCCCATTAGAATGGCTCCACAATCTTGTCCAGATAATCACGTTCGTTAAAAGCGTTTACCGCCCGCGTGCCAAAAGCGTGTGAGCCGCCCCGGTCCTCTTCAACTTGCGCGTAGGGTGCCGTTGCGCCCGCTTCCGGGCCGCTGTGATAGATCGTGCTGGCCAGGTAACCGGATTGCCTGTGGACATAGTCCCGCATCAAGTCGGCCAGTTTACTGGTAACTAGCTCAGGGTCCCGGATGTAGGCTATCATTTTTTGCAGCGCCGATTGCAGCGCTTCCAGGCCGATGATTTTAACCACCTAATTGCAGCTCCACAACTAACTGATAATACGTGTCTAAACTGCCAGCCGATTCCCACGGGAGAGAAAATTATGAATTTCGCCAAAATTTGCATTATTCATAATTTTTGAGACAGAACTTTGGTCTATTCCAACTTCCCCCGCAATTTCTTCCTGCGTCCAGCCCAGCCGGCTTAACTTGTGGATCGTGTTATCCCGGCCTGCTTTCTGCCTGGCCCTGATAGTGGATATCCAGTTGTTTATAGTTTGCCGCGTTACCCTCAACTCCCCGGCTATCATTTTTTGCAGCGCCGATTGCAGCGCTTCCAGGCCGATGATTTTAACCACCTAATTGCAGCTCCACAACTAACTGATAATACGTGTCTAAACTGCCAGCCGATTCCCACGGTAGCACGCTTTTTACGGCGTAAGTAGTTGCGCCAACCGTCAAGTAATCGCCTGGCTGGAACGCCGTGTACTTCGTGAACAGTTCCCGCAATAGGGCCAGTTTTTCTATGGGGTAATCCTGGACTGGCATAGTAGACAAGGGCCAAAGTGGACTTATGGCTATCCCGCTGGCAACTGTGGTCGGGGTTGCCGCGCCGGTCGGGTTGTTCTTATGGGTGCCGGTGTTAGTCAGAAACTGATCCATCGGCATGCTCCGCGAATTCGTGAATCAGGACTCCGGTCCAGATCGTAGCCGCGCCGTAACCATAATCGGCCTTTAGCTTGTCCAACATCGCTTCCAGCCGCTTCTGTAGCTGGTTGGCGAGCTGCGAAAACTTTTCGTCTCTCGGGCCAAGCTTGACGTCAACGTCGTCTAGATTCTGTATCACGGTTTCCAGGGTGCGATACTCAGCCAGGTCTAGCAGTTTGTCATAGCCGCTGCTGGCCAGGCCGGATAGGTCCGAATCGGCAACCGCTGTCAGGCTGGCAACAGTCAGGCCGCATTGCCGCGCCGCCCATCCTATCGGGTCGTTTAGATCGGCGTTGCTGCCTGCTACAGTCGTAGCCATTCCGGCCTTAGTCAGGGCCGGGCCTAACCGCTTAACCAGAATTGTCTCTACGTTCGCCCGCGTGATAGCCATATCGCCTCACTACTGTTTCAGCCACACGTCATAATCAACGCCCGCCGCCGGCGTTGCCACCGGGTCAAACGTGCCGTAAGTGGCGTTAACTGTTGGCGCTGCCTGCGGGGTAGCTGCTACAGTCAAATGGTACAGATCGCCCGCTGCCTGTGGGACAAGTGGCAGGCCGAATTTCTGGCCGCCGGTCACAGTCAGAGTAAAGGAATTAGTCTGAGCCGGAATGGTAAAGCTGGTTATGCTCACCCATGGCACGTTGCCGGTCAGGGTTTCAGCATCCGTGATAGCTGTCATCGCCAGGATTTCAGTTGCCGCGTTGCCGCGCGCATCGATGCCGGCCAGGGTGATGTTACCCGCTGCGCGTTGCAGGTCCGACTCCAGCACGACAACCGCGTTGCGTGGCGTGTCAATACCCAGGATACTGGTCGTTATGCTGTTCGTGGTCGAGACGACTTCAGCCGCTGCGTAGATACTTGGGGCCGCTGCTACGTCCTGGTATTGCAGGAATAAAGATCGGCCAGCAAAGTTGCCGTTAAGGGTTAGGTCGCCGGTCAGGGCCACGTCCCCGGTTTGAGTCGTGTTGCCGGTC